TATGAGAGGTGGTGGATTAATGGTAGGAAATAATGTAGTACCAGTTAAAAAGGGTAGAGCAGTAATATTTCCATCATTTGCTAATCACAAAGTTACACAATTTTACGATAAAAATAGATATGTATTAATTAACTTTGCAGAGGGGAATACTTTCAAATGAAATATAACGACGATTTTAAATTTTCAATTCAGATACCTAATTTCTTTTCACCAGAAAAATGTGATGAGTTATTAAAAGACATAATGGAATCAGAACAAGATGTGATTGGTTGTGTCGGAGATGAAAGCGGAACAGCAATATTACCAGAAATTAGAAAAACTAATGAGTGGTATTTATTTGACCAACCACACAACGAATTTAGACCAGACAAAACCAATAAAGATTGGAAATGGTTGCAAGACAAAATGTTTCAAATGGTAAACATTGTCAATGATAGTGTTTTTCACTTTGATGTTGACGGGTGTGATGATGAGTTAAAATTAATAGAATACACAAAGGGTGGTTTTTATGGTTGGCACACAGACTTTAACGCAGGTAGTTGTTCCAATAGAAAGATTGTAGGAATTGTTCAACTTACAGACCCGAGTGAATATGAGGGTGGAGATGTTCAATTCGGTATCCAAGATAAAGATACAAAAGAGTGGTATACAATGAACAAACTAAAAGGTTCATTAACATTATTTCCGGCATTTCTATGTCATAATGTAACGCCAGTAACAAAAGGTAAACGATATGTAATTCAAGAATTATTTGTCGGAGACCATTTCAGATAGGATAAATATGTATAAACCAATAGATATGGACAGCTTGAAGTTAAATCAAAACTTCAAATGGGTAGTAGAAAAGAAAAACTTTTTCTCTCAAGATGATTGCGATTATATGATAGACTATATCAATAACGAGTCAACACGAAAAAAAGGACATTATACGGGTGGAGAAGCAGATTCTATGGATGAAAGTGTTTGTATGTTAAACATTAGTGAAGCCCACAATCAAAAATATCTTGATAAGTTTTGGATGGCAATTCAAATCGCAGACCAATCAATTTGGAAATATAAAATCAAGGGTATTTATAAAAATAGACTACAAGCACACAGATATGATATAGGAGATTGGTACAACCAACATTCTGATTTTCACGGAGTACAGAAATTTAGTTCAGTTAAATTAACTTGTATTGTATTTTTAAATACAGACTATGAGGGTGGAGAGTTTTCAATATTTGATGGTACAGTAGTTGAACCAGAAGTAGGAAAGTTAATAATACATCCATCATTTGCAGGACACGGCGTATCACCAATAACAAAAGGTAATAGATATTCTTGTGTGTGTTGGGGAGTAGGAGATACTTTCGTATGATACAAAACGACAATTTCAAATTTGTAGTTCACAGAGAGAACTTTCTATCATTGAGTCAATGCCAGAAACTAATGAGATACTTGGAAACAGGACAACCAACTGAATCTGAACTCGCTGGTAATTATGATAAAAATATATTAAACAAAGAAGTTCGTGACAACAAAGAAGTTATTATTAATAACGAAAAACTAAAAAACAAACTAAAAATGGTATTTGAATTATCTAATCTATCTATTTGGAAATACAATATACAAGAAATGGAAAAGGTCAAAATACTCAGATATGAAAATGGTGGTAAATATAAATGGCATACTGATTGTGGAGCAAAAGAAACTTCCACAAGAAAACTAACTGCCGTGGTTCAACTATCAGATGAAACAATGTATGAGGGTGGAAATTTAGAATTTGGAATCACAGATGAAACGGGTAAAAATAATTACACTGCACCAAGAACACGAGGCAGTATCACTATCTTTCCTGCGTTTTTATCACATAGAGTTACACCAGTCACAAAAGGTAGACGATATTCATTAATAACTTGGATGTTGGGGGATTCCTTTGTATGAAAACGAAATTAGCTCTTGTAATATGTCCACAATGGTCAGTTGAAACACCTTCATTTGCAATTGGAAGTTTAAAATCACACATTAAACATAAAGATGTTGAAGTTGAGCAAGTTGACTTAAATATCTTATCTTCATTACACACAAAACAAAATGATATAAAAGAATTTTTAGATTGGGGTAATGATACACCTTGGAATTCAGAATCAAACTTCAAAGGTTCAATTCTACCACATTTCAAAGATTTATGGCACGAGCATATAGATAAATTAGCAGAGTATGATGTCGTGGCGTTCACTACCTACATTTCAAACATACTAACAACAGACTATATTGCCAGATACTTAAAACAAAAGAACCCAAAAATTCAAATTTGGTATGGTGGTCCATACTCTTGGTTCGCAGACGCAGCTGGATTAGTAGAGAAAGATAATTATAGAGAATTTGTTGATGTAGCGTGTGGTTCAACTGATGGTGAAATGATTATTGCTGATTTAGTAAATCGTTATTTAGAAGACGGACACTATGAAAATGTTAAAGGTATTTATCGTTGGGATAAAATGACACCAAGTTTTCCTACGGTATTGAAAAGGGGTCGTAGTGGTAGAACACCAGTATATAACGGAACACCAATCCCACAAAATTTAGATGAATTAGAAACACCAAGTTGGAGTCCTAATATCATTGATGACTATACAGAAATGATAAAGGCCTATGGTATGGGTTTACAATTACCAATGCAAGCTTCAAGGGGTTGCACTTTTAAATGCACATTTTGTAGTGAAACACGACTATACAGATATAAAAACAATAAAAAGATAGTTGCTGATATGAAAAAAATGGTAGACGAAACTGGCATTAATAACTTTTGGTTTACTGATTCACTAATCAACGGGTCAATGCCATTGTTTAAGAAGTTAGTTGGTAGAATGGAAACCGAAGTAGAAAATGGAAACATACCTAAAATGTATTGGGGTGGACATTTCAGAACACACAAGAAACTTGATGGAGAACTATTAACACGAGCAGTTGGTGTTGGACTAAATTATATGAATGTCGGTATAGAAAATGGTTCTGATAAAATCTTAGCACTAATGGAAAAGGGACAAACTTCTGATGATGTTAGTTTCTTCTTAAAGTCAGCTTATGAAAGTAAAGTATTCTTTGTAGGTGGTTGGATACCAGGATTTCCAAAAGAAAACTATATGGACTTCTTATTACAATTGAAATTTTTATATGAAAATCATACATACTTCGGAAACAACGGATTGTTAAACTTAATGCAATCAACAGACATATTGAATCATACACCATTAGATGTTTATAGAGATGATTTTGATGTTTCAACAAAGAAAACTATGTTGAATGGTTGGGTTTCAAAAGACTATAAAAATATGTTAATGGTTAGACATTTAAGGTCATTTCTAACAGAGGTAATGCTAAAGTCATTTAAATTTACAAAAGAGGGTGAAGATACACCAGGTGATGATTGGTCAGCAGTTACAACAAAAGAAAATGGGGGTAATCCACCATATTATAGAGCAAGAATGAGAAAGAAAGATTTAGAATTTGTCAATACTGAAGCGGAGTTAAAAGCAGAGATAGATAATAGTATATTCAGTAAAGACTTTTTATTCTCTGAAGAGAATCACACACCATTAGATACTTACAAAAATAATGTTGTTGGTGTAATTGAAAGTGAAATTATTAAAACAATCAAAGGATTTGCTTGGGTAATGGTAAATATATCAAATAAATGTAATATTGACTTTAGAGTTAGAGATGACTTTAAAGGTTATAATGCCAGAGAATCATACTTTGACTTAAACTTTTCACTTAAATCCAATGGTGATGACTTTGAACTCGACTTTGACTTTGATTTTAAAATAGCAAAAGATAATAAGCAATTATTTGACGAAACCGATAACATTGATTTTTCAGCAAGAAACGAAGTTCATATTAAAGATAATGTAAAGAAATATAAATTCTCTGAGGAAGTTAATGAACTCTATTTAGATGGCATAGATTATAATAAGCACAAGATTAATATTCCAAGAGTCCCATTAACAAATCAGTATTAAAAAAAATACATTTTCAGGTTCATACTAACTATTTATTTATATCTAAAAGGTTATTCACTATGAAAACAAAAACACTATTTGACCACATAAAAGAAATTACGAATTCACAGAACCCAAATTATTGGGAGGATATGTCTGATGCCGATAAAAAGACTTGGTCAAATTATATGGTGCATAGATTTCTATCAATGAAATCCGAGTGGATAGAAGTTGTAAATGAAATACAACAATATTGGGAATTAAAACCAAAGACAATTTATCAATTCTACACCGATGTAATTCCCAAAAGCAGAACATTTCTCAGATACACTAAATCTAAGAAGAAATCAAAGATAGAAAGTTGGGCTATG